ATAATATTCTTCTTCCAAATCTAAAATTATGGATTCAAAATCACTTTCTTCAATATAAGCATTAATAATTCTTTTTGGTGTAATATTATTTTTAATTCTATGAATTAAAATATATTCATCACTTTTTATTTTCAATCTAAAATTATTTTGATATTTGATAACATAACCTTCCATATTTGTTTCAATTGTATCAAATAATTCATTTATTGGTAGATTATAATCAAAAAATCTTGGATATTTAAAAACATCTTCAAGGTCTGATGTTAAAACATCATATTCTTCACCAGTTTTTGTTTCAATAATACCATGTAAAACCAAATCTTCATAATCGTATTTAACGCAAATGAAAGATTCTTCTGATATTATTTCAACCAAATAAGTATAATCTTTATTTAATTTGGATAAATCTTTTTGTTTCAATAATTGATTACCTTTTATTGCTTGTTCGGATTCGAAAGACCCTTTTGTTGCAAGAATCCATTCATTATTATAAAAAAATATAATACCCAAAGAACCATCCATTTTTTCAATTATTGTATATGGTAAATCTGGGATTATATTTTTATTTTTTAATTCAGATAAATTAAAAAATTTTGGATATGGGCGTGCAATTAAATCACCTTTGGAATTAAATATAACACCTCTTGTGTTTGTTGTTACATCATCCCAATGATAATCAAATTGAGTTTTTCTCGAATAAGTATATATTGTTAAATCTAATGTCGGATGTGATTGTTTTTGAACATAACCATCATCAACATATTTTTCAATTTTATTTAAGTCCATTTTATTTTCACATTATTTGTTTTTAATTTTAATTTATTAAATTTTGAGTTAGTTATTTTACCATTACATTTAATTAATTTATCTGAATGAATTTCCTTTAAAAAATGAAAACGTCGTAATTCCAACTCTTTTATGTTAACATTTTTTTTGAATTTAATTTTTTCACACTCAATTGGGTTTATTCTATAACATGAGTAATTATCAATCAATAATATATTAGTTTTAATATTTTCAAAACATATCTCTTTAATATTTTCACAATGTATAATAACACAATAAGTTTCTATGCAATTAAAAAAATCAGGATTTTCATTTAAAACTTTATAATCAATATAAATTGTTGTTTTTGAAGTAAACATTCTTGAATAACATTCTTTTTTCAATAATTTAATGATTATTTTTATCTTCTTGTTATCTAAAAAATTGCTGTTATTTGGTAGTTCAATATTATTATTTATTGCATGGATATAATAATGTAAATTATAGGTTGTTGCTTGATTAACAAGATTTGTTTTTTGGAAGAATGAAAACATAATAATAAACATTAAAAATCCCCCGAAAATTTCGGGGGATTTGAGATTAAATGATAATTAATTTATCTTGATAACTTAATTTATAAGATTTTGTTGCCAATATTTCTTGATTAAAGAATAAATCAGCAATATTGTCCTCCACAATTTTCTTAATCAACCTTTTAATTGGTCTTGCACCATATTCTTTTTCAGTATTGTTATTGAAAATTTCATCAACAACGGTATCATCGAATTCAATATCAATATCTTGCGCAAATTTAATGCTTTTCTTCAATAAATCCAATTCCAGTTTAATGATTTGTTTTAAATCATCATCGGTTAATGAATTAAAATAAATCACTTCATCAATTCGATTAAGAACTTCTGGTTTAAAATGTTTTTTCAATTCACTTAAAACAACATCTTTCTTTTCCGAATCGGTTATTTTATTTTTATTGAATCCAACACCACCATTAACTAAATCCATCACTCTTGATGCACCAATATTTGATGTCATAATTACAATGCAATGTTGTAAATTAATCTTTTTACCCAAAGCATCTGTAATAAAACCTTCATCTAATATTTGTAAAAGAATATTTAAAACATCTTTATGTGCTTTCTCAATTTCATCAAAAAGAATAATTGAATATGGATTATTTTTAATATCTTCAGTTAATTGACCACCTTCTTCATAACCAATATATCCCGGGGGTGAACCAATTAGTTTTGATACTGAATGTTTTTCCATATACTCACTCATATCAACACGAATTATTTTTTCTGAACCAAAAATAAATTTGGATAATTCTTTTGTTAAATAAGTTTTACCAATACCAGTTGAACCACATAGAATCGCTGAGAATGGTTTTTTCTTAGCCGTAATTTGAATTCTATTTCGTCTTAATGTTTTACCGAGAATATTAATTGCAGTATCTTGCCCAATAACTTTAGATTTTAAAGTTTCTTCAAATGACAAAAGACGTTTTCTTTCAGTATCATCAATCTTTGTTACTGGAACACCAGAAATTTTTGAAATTGTTTCATAAATATTGGTTTCTGTAACATCAATAATCACATTGTATTGTTCTTGAATATTTTTTTCAATTAATTCAATTTCCTCAACAATTTTATTCTTTTTAAGTTTGGCACTAGCACCTTCTTCATATTTTTGTTCTTTAACAAACTTATTAATTAGAGCTTTTTGACTTTCTAAGTCAACTTTTAAACTTTCAAGTTTGTCGATACCATCAACATGTTTAATAAATTTTCTTCTTGATGAATTGATATATGCACCAACTTCATCCAACACATCAATTGATTTATCTGGATTCATTCTATTTACTAGATATGTTGCAGATAAATCAGCAATTAAATCAATAATTTCATCAGAATATTTAACTTTATGTTTATTTTCATAAACATATCTTAGGTTTTTCAAAATGTTACGTGTATCTTCCAATGATGGTTCATCAACCATAATCTTTTGAAAACGTCTAGCTAATGCACCATCTTTTTCGATGGTCTTTTTATATTCATCCAATGTGGTTGCACCAATTAATTGAAGCGAACCTCTTGATAATGCTGGTTTAATAATATTACCAACATCTAAACCTTCAGATGAATTACCAGCGCCAATCATTGTGTGAATCTCATCAATGAATAAAATGACATTATTCAATGACTCCAATTCTTGAATAAGAACTTTCATTCTTTCTTCAAATTGTCCACGGTATTTTGTACCAGCGACTAAAGAAACAATATCAATAGTCCAAACTTCTTTGTGTTCGAAACCTAATGGTAATGTATTTGAATTGATTAATTCAAATGCCAATTTTTCAGCTAGTGATGTTTTACCAACACCGGGGTCGCCTAAAAGAAGAACATTATTTTTCTTTTTTCTACAAAGAATCTCTAACATTCTTTGAACTTCAGTGTCACGACCAATAACTGGGTCAATTTTTCCTGTACGAACCATTTCACTTAGGTTCTTCCCAAAATGTTGAAGAATCTTTGATTCAACTTCAATATTTTCTTTTTCTTCTTGTAAATTCATATTTATTAATAAAAATTAATTATGGCTGTTATTTCCGAGATTATTGACAAAGATACAATAAAAGTATCAGTTAATTCAACAAATATAAAAGAAATGTTTTACAATACTACAACAAAAGATTTAGATATAATTTTCACAAATGATAATACTTATCGTTATCAAGAAATATCATGGGAATTATTCACTAAATTACGTTTAGCTGAAAGTCAGGGTAAATTCTTTTCACAATTTATAAGAAATAAATTTAAGTTCCAAAAAATATGAATAAAATATTAAAATCATTTGAATTACAAGATGAATTATGTGATAAAATATATAATGATAAAAAAATATTGTTTAATGATGTAAGAGAAACTGCTTTAGAAATAAGTAATTTCTTTTTTGAATATATTGACATACCTAGATTATTCATTTATGATATTCAATTGACTGGTTCATTAACCAATTACAATTGGTCATCTTATTCTGATTTTGATTTACATATTATTTGTGACATTGAAAATGATGAGATGAAAGAGTTAATTGATTCAAAAAGAAATATATTTAAAAATTCACATTCGATTCAAATTAAAGGATTTGATTTAGAGCCTTATATTCAAGATTTAAACGAGGTTCATGTGAGTTTGGGTACTTATTCCATTTTAAAAAATAAATGGCTTAAAACGGCAAATAAAGAGGAATTTGAGGTGGATGGAAAGATGATTATGAGGAAAGTTAAAATGTTTAAATCGGATATTGAAAAATGTGTAAAAAATAATGATGAAGATGGTTTAACAAGGGTTTTTGAAAAGATAAAAAAATATAGAAAAAGTGGTTTAGATAAGAAAGGTGAATTATCTATTGAGAATTTGGTTTTTAAATTTTTAAGAAGAGATGGTACGATAGAGCATTTAATGAAAGAGAAAAATAGAATTATTGATAAAAAATTAACATTGAAATAATGATTTTACTTTTTTCTAATATTTATAATATTTATTATTAATAAAACTATTTTATTTAAAATATCGAAATGGGTGAAATTAAAAGAGTTGGTTCAGAAAAATTAGATGGACCAAAAAAATTAGAAAGAATACTTGAATTAACATACAAAGGTTTAAATCAACCTTCATCAAAAATTAATGAAAACTTTGATGTTCTTGAAACTAGGAATGTAAACAATGAAGTTTATGGTTTGGTGAAAGAAAATGATGGTTATTACGTTAAAAAGGGTTTAAATGAATCATCATTAGAATATATTGGTGGTTTATTTATGAAAAATAAAAATAGATATGATTCTTATGCTGAAGGTGTAAAAAGATTAGATTTTTTGGTTGGACAAACTTTATCAGAGCAAAAGAAATATTTTTTAAAAACCCCGGGAAATGATGTTTCTGAACCATCTGTTGATTCATCAGAAATCCCAAGTGATGCAATCGAAACAAGTGGTGACGAAAATCAAGCACCAGCAATGGATGAACCAATTTCTGAACCAAAAAATGATGAAAAATCTGGGGATGGCGACCCGTTGAAAGACATTCATAGAATGACTGGTAAATTATCTGAAGCATTAAGAAAATCAAAGAAATCATTGGAAAGTGATGATATTAAATATGTTTTAAATTCAATTTTATCAGCAATTAACTTATCTAATTTGAATGATGATGATAAAGATGATGTTTTAAGACGTTTTGAGAAATCAGCAAAATCAGAACCAACTGATAGTGGTTCATCAACTAATACTGATAGTGAAATTGATAAGGAATTGGGTGAAGTTTGGAATAAACTTAGTAGTATGGTTAAAAGAAAAGATGTTGGTTTAAATGAATCTACATTTTCATTATCAGATTTAATTAATTAAATATGTTTTTAATTTATATAAATGAAATTGGGGTTGATTTTAAAGGACAATATCAATACGAATTTCTTTTCTCAACCACCAAAGATATAACACAAGATGATTGGTTGGATTATCCTAGTATGGGAAAACCAACACCACCAGACATTAAATATCTTTCAAAAATCGGTGTATTAAAAAACACTGATATTGTAATGGAATTAATTCAAAAATCAAATGATATGGGTATTATCGATGCAATTGAGGGTATTGTTGCTTTGGGTTGGGAAAAATATGATATTGATAAGGCTGATGAAGGATTTAGATTAAGTTTTCATTATGGTGAAACAATAGAAAGTATTAATGAAAAACTTGAAAATAAAGGTATTGAATTGATTTATGAAGATATAGAAATATGATTGATAGAGTAAAAAATGTAGAAAAATTATTAAATGAAGGATTTAGTTCAGATTTTATTTGTAAATTAGATGATAAACAATTAAATTTGTTCACAAAACATTATCTTAATGAAACATTAACAGTTTCGCAAAAAACATTACAAAATCCAAATGTTACTCAAAAGGTAAAAGAATTGAGTAAAACAAATGATGTTAAAATTGTTGAAGCTGATGAAGAAGAAATTCAAAAGGATGATTTAGTTGAATTTGTAGAACGTACATTTTTTAAACATGTACCTACAATAACAAAAGGAAAATTGTTAACAATTAAACAAAAATAAAGATGAGCAAACCTACAATTGCCCCAGACAGAGTTAAAACTAAACCAACGGTAAAACCATCACCATTTAAAAGGCCTAATGACAATCCAGTTGTACAGCCAAAACCAAAAGCGTAAAAAAATATCCCTGATTTTTCGGGGATATTTTTTTTTTATTAACATTTATTATTAGATTTGTAAAAAAGTTTAATTTAACAACAAAAAAAATGGAAAAGATTTTAAAACAAATTAAAGAAAAGAAAGATTTATATCAAATTAATGGTATAAACTTTTCTGAAATTGATGGTAAAAATGGACTGGAAGCTATTGCGCTTCAAAGATGGGAAGTATTGAAGGAAACTGCAACGAAGTTTATCCCAAATTTCCAATTCGATTTATCTTATGCAATGCAAATTCAAGGTCAGACTCTTTTCATTGCCAGACGAATTGAACAGCCATATTCAGATGAGTTAATTAGATTTGTTAGTGAGTTCATCATGGAACATTATAATGTTTCTGATGACGATGTTTATGTTGATGCTTCATTAGAAATGCCATCAATGGATAATTTTGCTTCAAAAAATGTTAAGAAAAGAGGTGAAAGTCAAAGATTGAATGGAAATAATTACAACGATGATGATGATGATGATGAAAATGGTGGTGAACCTATCATTTATCAAAACACTGTAAATTCAGTAACATTAAAGAATGAGATAAATAAACGTCATTTAATCAATGCTTTAATTCAAGGTATTGCATGTAAAGGTGAGTATTTATTTTATCTTATTCAAGATGAATTGAAAGAAATTGTTAAAAATGATGAAATTATTGAATTATATCATAATCACATGGTTTCATCAGATATTGTTTTATGGGAATTAACACCATCATTAGAACAAGCTTTTGTTTCACCAGATAATCAAGGATGTGTTAGTGGTAAAAACACTATTAAATTACCTGAAGTTAATAAGGTAAAATTTCAAGAGATTAATGAAAAGGGTGAAATTGAAGAAGTTGAAGAAGAAGAGGTTGGTAGAACAGGTATTGAAGTTCAAGCGATGATTACACCAATTATGTGTCATGAGATTGTTAAAGGTATATTTGAAATGATTGCAATGTATCATGGACAATCAAAAGATAGAGAAATAACAATGAAGGTTATTGATGAATGTGATACATTGGAAAATGAAATTTGGGCGTTGAGAATTGGTCCACAAATTTGGACAAATATTTATTCACAATTTCCTGATGAATTAATATTTAATACAACCGAAGTTTTTATGGATTTAGTTCAATTACCTGCGGATGTATTCATTGAAACGATTGAAAAATCTGTTAACCCAGAAAATAAAGCATTAGAATTTATTTTTGAAAAAACAATGAAGCGATTAAGAGAAAAAGATATTCCAGATTACATTTAACTTTAAAAACCCCCGAAATTTTCGGGGGTTTTTTTATGTCCCTATATTAATAAACCAATAACCAAATATATCTTTTTTGACCATATTTAATATATTTATTATTATGGACAAAACTAAATTATATCAAGAAGTCGCAAAAATAATAACAGATACACCTTATGCTTTAAGAACGTATTTGAAAACTTATGATAACACCAAAAAAACTTTTGTTCCATTGGAACTTTTCGATGACCAATTAAAATTAATTGAAGATTATGAAAATTACAATGAAAATATAACGAATAAATATAGACAAGCTGGTGTTACAACTGTTACTGCTGGATGGATTTCAAAAAAACTTCAATTGGCAAGTAAAGACCAACCAGAACGTATATTAATTATTGCCAATAAGAAAGATACATCAGTTGAGATGGCGAATAAAATTCGTGGATTTCTTGACCAATGGCCTGAATGGTTAAATGTTGGTTATGATGAAGGTAAAAACTCAGAAAGTAGATATAAATTAAAAAATGGTTCTGAGGTTAAAGCTGTTGCATCAACAAAAGACGCATTACGTGGTTATACACCAACAATGTTAATATTTGATGAGGCCGCTTATATTGAAGCAGGGGAAGATTTCTGGACAGCATCAATGGCATCATTGTCAACTGGTGGTAAAGTTATTGTTATTTCGTGTGCAACCAAAGATACTGTTGTTACAACTGATAAAGGATTAAGAAAAATAGAACATTTTATTGATGATTCTTTTAAAATTGGTGAAGCTTATACTGTTGATAGATATAATATTTTAGGTAATGGAAAATTACGTTCATCAAATCTAATGATGAACAATGGTAAACATAAATTACGTAAAATAACAACAACAACTGCAACAATTAAAGTAACTGATAATCATAAATTATGGTGTTTTGATAAAAAAACTAAAAGTTATGGTTGGAAAGAAGCAAAAGATTTAAATGTTAGTGATAAATTATTAACATTTTATAATCAACAAATATTTGGGGATGATGATTCATTGGAAGATATTGCCTATTATAAAGATGATGAATTTAAACCAACTAAAATTAATAAAGCATTAGCTTATCTATTAGGTTTAATTCTATTCTATGGTGAATATGATAAAGATTATATTAGAATAAATACAAAACATGAAATATCAGAAGTTTTTGAAAAATTAAATATTAAAGATTATTATTTTGAAGATAATAAAGTTTATATTAAATCAAAAAACTTACAACGTGTTTTAGATTTCATAAAACTTGATATATCGAAATGGTTTGATAAACGTGAATTTCCAATTAAACTATTATCATTATCTAAAAATGCTACTGTATCGATGGTTAAGGCAATATATGCCAACGCCAAAATGAAACGTAGAAAGGTTTATGTTGAAATGTATAATGAAAACATGATGACACAACTTAGATGTATCATGGGTAATTTAGGTTATTTAATGACTGTATCTAAACATTCAGTTTTAAGTGATGAGAAATTTACATTTAAACATAAAGCGAAATTCAACACTAAATATTCATTATTTTTAACTAAATATCACACTAAGAAATTTCTATTAACACATAAATTACCTTATCATTCAATATTTACATGGGCAATTAAAATCAGAAAAGGTGTCTTTTTCATATCTGATTATATTCATGATACAGTATCAATTATAAGAAAGATATATCAAAAGGTAAAACATATTCAAAATTTTGACCCGAGAATTTTATTTTTAATTTATGAAATTGTTCGTAAACGTAAAAATACAAAAGTAAATAGAGTTATATTCTCAAAAATAATAAAATATTGTTATAATTTACGTTTAGACCTTGGTATTGACTATGAATATATTTTCACACACATGTTATATGAAAATAGTTTTTGGTCAAACATTAGAAGTATATTTTCAACTGAAGATTATACTTACGATTTTTCTTTACCAAATAATAAAAAGGATTTATTTGCACATTCAGTAACATATAATGGAATATTAGGTCATCAAACACCAAATGGTTTTGACCCAATATATTATGGTGTATATGACCAAGCGTTAAGAGGTTTAAATAACTTTAAAATAACGAATTTATATTGGTATAATGACCCAAGATATGCAAGTGATTTAAAATGGATTAAATGTAAGGATATTGTTCATTATATGTTAAATAAAAAAGATTATAATGAAGATGAGGTTGTTAAAATTGAACATGAACGTTATAAATTCCCGGGGTTAATCAAATCTGGTTATAAACCATATTCAAGTTGGTTTGAGAATATGGCCAAGAAATTTAAGTTTGATAGAAAAAAAATAGCCCAAGAGATTGAATGTGTTGTTGGTGATACCATTGTTACAGTAAAAGATAAAAAGAATGGTAAAGTTAAGAAGATAAAAATTGAAAATTTAAATAAAAATTATCAAGTTTTATCCGATAGTGGGTTTGTTGATTTTGATGGGATTAGAATTACTGAAAATAAAACCATTAAAATTGAATTAGAAAATGACAAACATCTTGAAGGTAGTTATAATCACATTATTTATACAAGTAATGGTGAAAAAACACTAGATGAAATTGAGATTGATGATGTTATTTTATTTAAGGATAATAAAACATTTAAAATCACCAATAAGATTTATAATGAAACCCCGAAAAAATTATATGATGTAATAAATTCCGGGGAAAACCATAGATATTATACCAATGATATATTATCACATAATTGTGACTTTCTTGGGTCAGGGGATACTGTAATTGATGGTGAAACAATACAAAAATTATTAAAAAACAATGTTGTTGAACCTGAAAGAAAGTTAATGAATGGGACAATATGGATTTGGGAAACACCAAAAGCTGGTCATAAATATATAATGGGTGTTGACGTATCACGTGGTGATTCAGAAGATTTTTCATCATTCACAATTATTGATTTTGAAGAAAGAAAACAAGTTGTTGAATTTGTTGGTAAAATAAAACCAAATGAATTGGGTGAATTGACATATAAATTCGGTTTAGATTATTCAGCATTTATTGTTGTAGATATTACTGGTGGTATGGGCGTTTCTACGGTTGAGAAGCTTCAAGAATTGGGTTATAAGAATTTATATATTGAAGGTTATAATACATTAAATAAATGGGAATATAACCCTAAAATGGAAGATAAAACACCGGGATTGCAATTCAATAATAAAAGAAGTCATATTATTAGTAGTTTTGAAGAGGCTATCCGTGAAGGTTTTGATGTTAAGTCTTTACGTTTGGTTAATGAATTAAATACATTTGTATATATTAATGGTAGACCTAACCATTTGAAAGGTGCGCATGATGATAGTATTATGGCACTAGCAATGGCAATATATGTTGGTGATAATTCATTTAAACAATTAAAAAAAGCTGAAGAATCAACTAAAGCTTTAATAGAATCATGGACAGTTTATGAAAACACAACATCTATTGATTCAATAATACATTCAACACCAAACAATTTTGATTCATTATCAAATATGGGATTTGGTGTTAATACAAATAATCAACATACACCTCAACAATATAAAGAATATAGTTGGTTATTTGGATATAATAAATTTAATAAATAATGGATAATTTAACAGTTTGGCAAAAATTAACAAAATCATTTGGTTATGCTAATTATCATCCTGATACGCCAACTTATAGAATAAATAAAGATGAATTATTAAGAAAATCTACAAGTCCAGAAGATTTTAATAAAAATTTATTACAAGCACAACAAACGGAATTTCTTCATGATAAATGGAAGAAGATTGAGAATTCATTATATAATCAATCAATTTATTATGAACCAAATAGATTATCTGCTTATTATGATTTTGAAAGTATGGAATTTACCCCGGAAATTTCGGCATCATTAGATATTTATGCAGAAGAATCAACAACAATTTCTGAAAAAGGTGAAATGTTGACAATTTATTCAGAATCTCCAAGAGTAAAATCAATTTTATCACATCTTTTTAATAAAGTTATTATGGTTGACACAGTTTTGCCAATGTGGACAAGAAATGTTTGTAAATATGGTGAAAACTTTGTGTATTTAAAATTGGATGATGAATATGGTGTTGTTGGTTGTAAACAATTGCCAAATATTGAAATTGAACGAAAAGAAAATGGTAATCCATTAAATATTAATGCTGATAATCTTCATAATGATGAAACAAAATTCTTATGGAGAAATCATAATCTTGAAATGGTTTCATGGGAAATTGCGCATTTTAGGTTATTGGGTGATGATAGAAAACTACCTTATGGTACATCAATGTTGGATAAGGTTCGTAGAATTTGGAAACAATTATTGTTAGCTGAAGATGCGATGTTGATTTATAGAACATCTCGTGCGCCAGAAAGACGTGTTTTTAAGGTTTTTGTTGGTAACATGGATGATAAAGATATTGACGCTTATGTTCAACGTGTTGCTTCAAAATTTAAACGTGATAGCATTGTAGATAAACAAACTGGTAATGTTGATATGAGATACAATCAAATGGCTGTTGACCAAGATTTTTTCATACCAGTTCGAGATATGAATGCACCAAACCCAATTGATACATTACCGGGCGCACAAAACTTGGGACAAATACAAGATATTGAATATATTCAGAAAAAATTATTATCAGCATTACGTATTCCAAAGGCATTTTTAGGTTTTGAAGAAACTGTTGGTGATGGTAAAAACTTATCAATGTTAGATGTAAGGTTTGCAAGAACTATTAATCGAATTCAAAAATCTATGATTCAAGAATTGAATAGAATTGCATCAATACATTTAAAAATTTTAGGTTTAGATGATGAATTAGATAATTTTACTTTAGGTTTAAACAATCCATCAACACAATCTGATTTATTAAAAATTGAACAATGGAAAGAAAAAATCATTTTATATAAAGATGCTACATCTGACCAAAGTCAATTAGGTATTTTACCAGTTTCACATACATGGGCTAAAAAGAATATTCTTAATATGTCAGATAATGAAATTATTATGGATTTGGAACAACAAAGATTAGAACGTGCAATCGGTGTTGAATTAATGAATACACAAAATATCATTAGAAGAACAAGAGTGTTTGATAATGTTGATGCTAAATTTGGTATTCCAGAAGAAGAACGTGAAAAAATTGATGCGAAAATACCTGATGCAATGGGTGAAATTGAACCACAAACAAGTTCATCACCTGAACCGACACCAGAACAGCCGGAAGCAATATCTGAAACATATAATCCAATCTTAATAAATGAAAATGAGGATTTAAAAGATTTATTTTCATTAAAGAAAGCAAAAGAAAATTATAACAATATAAACAATTTAATAAAAGAATGAAAAAGTTTAGTCAAATAAAAAATAATTACATAAAAACATTATCAAATAAGATTTTAAATGAATCGGAAGATAAGAAAGATATTGTTAATTTATTGAAAGAAAAAGATATATCAAGTTTCTATAAATTTTACAATAAATTATCAACAACAAAATTTGATGATGAATTAAGTGCAAAGATTTTTTTAGAAGAGATGGTTAAATTAAAACCAAATACAGATAATTTAATTTCAATAAATAAAAAAACTGAAACTATATTAGAAGATTTTGATAATGTAGATTCAATTGATATTTTAATTGATTTTATTGTTGAGAATGATATTACATTGGATAATGTTAAACAAATAACTGAGGTTAAAAGAAAATTGATAATGCACTTATGTGAAAAAAATGAAGAAGAGGAATTAACATCAATTGATGAGAACATTTTAAAGGCTTCGTTATTAGCTTCATTTAACACAGAATTTAATATACGTTTGAGTGAGGATGAAAAAAATATTTTCAATCAAGTTATTGAATGCAAACTTAATGGCACATTAAATGAAAAATTCAATGATTTAAAATCAAGCGTATTGCAATCATTGAATGAAAGTGAAAGTAATGATATTATTAATGAAACTATTAGTAACATTGAGAGTTTAGATTGTAGTGACATTAATTATTGTAGATTATTAGAATTAAAAAATGATTTGTAGTGAAATCCCCCGGAAAATCTGGGGGATTTTGTTTTTTATATAATTTTTTCATAAATTTCAAAATAAAATTTAATTTTTTATATGAAAGCAGGAAAAAATGTATGTTTGAATAATATTAATAATATTAGACGAAGTTATGGGACAGTTGATTTTGTCACATTAAAATCAATATTCATAAAACTTGAAAGTTGGGTTGAACCCAAAAATGATGATGATTTTTTTAAAATAATTAATAGATTAAAAAATGATTTGAAAAAAAATATCTATGAAAATGAAAATGATTTCTTCATGAAAGAATCAATTATTGATTTTGATTTAAGAACCAAAGGCGTTAAGAAAAATAAGAACTCATTCATGTCAATTGAAATAACTTTATTCACAAAAGAAAAATGTAATATCAAAGAAAAAAATGTTAATGATTTCATTGATAATATGACTTTGAAATTAATTGATTTAATTATAAATAAAAATATTTTTAATTTCCATTTAACCAAAAATTAATATTTATTATAAAAATAATATTTATTAAAATATGGAAAAATTAAAAATATTAGCTGAGAATGAATTAGGTCGAGGAATAATAATAGATACACCGGGATATATAAGTCATCAAATCAAACAAAACAGTTTATTGAAAGAAGGTTTTGAAAAAGATGAAAATGATGACTTTTATATTTATGCAATTCTACAAAAGTTTGATACACCAAATAAAAATGGTCGTATATACCCTGAACATCTTTTAAAAAGAGAAGATAAAAAATTTCAGGATTTAATATCAAAAAATGCTTCACTTTGCGAATTAAACCACCCACCAACTTCAAATATTGATTTGGATAGAGGTTGCGCTTATATAACAGAAACTTGGTGGGAAGGTAATACCCTTCTTGGTAAATTAAAAATTCTTACAACTAAAGGTTGGAAAGATTCTGGTATCATTTCTTCTAAAGGTGATTTAGTTGCACATTATCTTTCACATAAAGTCACTTTAGGTATTTCATCACGTGGCATTGGTACATTGAAAAGAATCAATGGTAAAAATTTAGTTCAAGATGACTTTGAATTAATATGTTATGATGTTGTTGCATCGCCATCAACACCGGGGGCATACCTTTTTCATGACCTTGATGATAAAAATGCACATAAAGAATCAAAAATAAAAACTGAAAAAGAAGAAAATAATCAAGATTCAAAAGAAAAAGTTATTAATTCATTAAAAAAGTTTAACAATTTTTTTAAAAATTAATCTTTTTATTATTTATCACAATATTTATTGTAAAAAGATTTGATTAATGAAAAGTTCGTTAGAAAACGCATTATTATCAGCTTCACAGTTGAATGAAATGATGGAAAAAAATACAAAAGGGATTGTAGAACAAACAGTTAAAAAAACAATCGAAAAAATTTTAACTGAAGAAAATACAACTATGAACAACATTGAATCAGAAAAATCAGAAGAAGATGAAGTTTCAAAAATTGATACTGAAAAAAATGATGATTCTGATGAAAAAAATATAGAAGATGATGACAGTACAGAAATAGAAAAGTCATCAGATGACATCGAAGATAAAGATGAATTTAATGATGAACCAGAAGATGATAGTTCAGACGAAGAAAATCCAGTTGATATGACAGGTGCTTCAAAAGAAGATGTTGTTTCTGTTTTCAAAAAATTAAAAGATTCTGACAAAATTATTGTAAAGAAAGACAACAAAATTGAATTCAGTGATGGTGAAAACGAATACGTAATTACTTTCAGTGATGAAGAAGATGGTGACGAAGATGAAGATGATTTTGGTTTTGAAGATGACGAAAATGATGAAAAAATGGTAGATGAATTTATGGATACACCAACCGAAACAGAAAAAGGTACTGAATTTGTAATTGACCCAAAAATGGGTGAAAAAGAAGAAGAAAAACAATCAACTGATTTACAAGAAACTGAAGATGAAATGAAAGAATCTGAAAAATCAGAAGAACCAAAAGAAGAAGAAGTTGAAGAATCAGCAAGAACTATTGCAAATGGTTATAATGGCGGTTTAGAAAGTAAAACAATTTATGATGCCGATGGTAATGGTAAATTGCAAGAACAAGTTGAAACTTTAACTGAACAAAACAAATCATATATTGAAGCGATTAATTCATTGAAAGAAATTAATGAAAAGAATGAAACTCAATTAACTGATTTGAAAAAGAAATTGCATGAGTTTGCAATCTTGAATGTAAACTTAGCTTATGCAACAAAATTGTTTACTGAATGTACAACAACAAAAGCAGAGAAAAAAGAAATTTTGAAAAAATTTGAATCTGTTAAGACTATTAATGAATCTGAAGATATTTATAATAAAATTTTCAATGAATTTAATAACAAACAAGTTGTTGAAAATACAGTAACAAAAAAATTGTCTAGTTCATCATCAAATATGCTAAATGAAACAACTGTTTATAACAACACTGAATTTAGTAGAATCAAAGATTTGATGAACAAAGTAAAATAATAAAAAAATAAAAATTAAATAATTAAAATAAATTAAATGGGTGCATTATTAGAGTCAGGCTTAGTAGGTAACATTGGAGCAAAACACTTCAGTGTTATTAAAGAAGATACTTTGTCGAAATGGGATTCATTGGGGTTTTTAGAAAACCTTAAAGATAACTATCAAAAAGAAACTATTGCTCAATTATACGAAAACCAAGCAACATATTTAATCAATGAAGCAACAGTAAGTGATGCTTCAGGTAGTTTTGAAACTGTTGTTTTCCCAATCATTCGTAGAGTTTTCTCAAAATTATTGGCTAATGACATTGTTTCAGTTCAAGCATTAAACATGCCAATCGGTAAAATTTTCTATTTCTTACCTAAAATTCAAAATAGAAATAACGGTGCGCATTATCCACAATATGGTACACCGGGATATAGTGGTTCAATTGATGATGGTTATTCAACTGGCGACCAAAGAACATTATATGACCGTTTCTATGAAAATAGTGATGATGTTAGTCAAGGTTTGTTTGATTACTCAAAAGGTAAATATTCAACAATTGCATTGACTGGTTCATCATTGTCATTAGTTACGTTCTCGGCTGGTACTGAAACTGTAACTTCATACGCAACTGGTTCAACATTATCAAGTGTAATCTTGAAAGTAACTGGTTTCTCAACTGAAGGTCAAGGTAAATTGATTGGCCCAAATGGTAATGAAATGGATTCAGAAGAATTCTTAGCATCATTAACAATCAAATTGAATGGTGTTACATTACAAGGTAACGTTGTTACTCAAAAATATGGTAAATCAATCGTTGAATATGGTAAAAAATCAACTTCATCTGTAACTGGTTCAAAATATTGGGACATTTGTGATGAAGCTGGTCAAATCTATATCCAAGTTGACTTAGAATCATATTCACCAACTTCAGGTTATGCACCAATGACTGTAACTGGTGCTACATTGTCAGGTTCTGCATTCACTGTTGAATATAGACAATATCAAAACTTGGAATTTGAAGATGAAATTGGTGAAGTTTCATTCGACTTGCAATCAGTGACTATTGACGTTACTGAAAGACGTTTAAGAGCTGTATGGTCTCCACAATTGGCACAAGACGTTAGTGCGTTCCAAAATATTGATGCTGAAGCTGAGTTAACAGCAATGTTAGCTGAACAAGTTTCTGCTGAGATTGACCGTGAAATCCTTAGAGATTTACGTAAAGGGGCCGCTTGGTCTGCTAAATGGGATTATAATGGTTGGAGATATGGTGGTACATCAGGTGCTACACTTCAAGGTTATACACAAAAAGACTGGAATCAAACATTGATTACTAAAATCAACCAAGTTTCAGCTCAAATCCACAAAACTACTTTAAAAGGTGGTGCAAACTGGATTGTTGTATCAAGTGAAGTTTCGGCTGTATTTGATGACTTGCAATACTTCCACGTTTCTAATGCTGGTCCAGAACAAGATTCATATAACATGGGTATTGAAAGAATGGGTACATTAGCTGGTAGATACCAAGTTTATAGAGACCCTTATTTCCCACCAAATAAAATTTTGATTGGACACAAAGGAAAATCATTATTGGATGCAGGTTATGTATATGCACCATACGTGCCATTACAATTAACACCAACAATGACTAACCCGTTCACTATGACACCAGTAAAAGGTGTTAGCACGAGATACGCTAAGAAAATGGTTAACAACCGTTACTATGGTGTAATCACAGTGGCAGGTATCCAAACATTCAACAATGATGTTTTAAGATAATAGGATAGTTTGTTTATAACATAAAACCCCCGAAAATTTCGGGGGTTTTATTATTTTGTAATATATTCTTTAATCGTTATTTTATTTGGTGATGTTGTTAATAAATTAACTTCATGTATGATTTTTTTCAATTCATTTTTATCGATGCTGTTTATTGCATCAGTATAATACTTATTTACATTTTTTAATGTCTCATCCATGTTTATATATCATTTTTTTTTAATCTAAATATTGGAACGTATTTGCCTTTTCCACGACCTTCAATACCATAAGCTTTTTTGATTTCAATAAATAAATGATTAAAGATATTTGTTACAACAAATCTTTCTTGATAATTACCGAAATCATAATATACAATATCACCAATATTTATTTTTGGGATATTTTGTGAATAACTTTTAAAAAGAAACCTAAAAAACCATTTATATTCATCTTGATTTGTGACAACAGAATTATTTAATGTATAAATTCCTGTAAAATCATTTGGTTTTTCAAACTCACCATAAAATGTGAATATCAATGAATTATTTAAAATTCTTTCACCATTAATGTCATACCCCAAAACATAAAATTCAGGTTTTTCTGATACATATTTACCATCATCACTAAGATAAGTTTTCATAATTCAATATATTTTAATGGAACATTATCTGTTAACCAAACATTATTATTTGTTTTAAAAAACAAATAACCATCATTGTGCATATCCAATGATTTAATTTTTAAAATTGTTGGTTTTCCTCTTCTTGAACCAACTTTTGTTGCGGTTTCAATGGTTTGAGATAAATGAACATGATGTCGTTTCATTTTTTTCAAACCTTCTTTCATTATAACATCAACAAATTGTTCTGCTGTTCCATGATATAATATTTCCGGGGGAAATTCTGGTAACAATTCCAATTCAACATTAACTGAATGACCTTGTTGAGCTTTAATTCTTGTTAAATCACTATTAAAGATAAATCTTTGTTTATCATTGGATTCAACAATTTCTTGAAGTTCATCAAATGATAAAAATATTTTATTAATTCTTAATTGATTTAATAATGTATCAACATCAACCCAACCATGTGAATCCAATCTTATTCCAATTAATTGAGGTTGATGTCTTAAAACTTTGGATAATAGTTTGCTTATTTCTTTCATAATGTTGTAAATTCTTTATATGACATTATTTGATTTCCATTATTCCATTTTGAAAAATCAATATTTTCAATAGAATCAATATTTGAGTCAAATATCTTTTTTATTGATGCATATTTTTTTACCTTCAATTATTTTCCAAGGTAATCTATCATATTTTGGATAATATAAATAACCTTGGCTTATTGATGTATCAAGAATTAATATATTGGTTTTCTTATTTGTTTCATATATTGAAAAATGTTTTAAATCTTCCAAATCACATATTTTTTTATAACCAATTCTTTCAACTATCATATCAATGTATTTTTCTATATAATTTTTAAATTAATTATATCTAATAAATTATAAACCTTATCATGCTCATTATTTTCATATAAATGTGAAAGTTTTTCCCAGTTATCAACAAAAAGTTCCCAATTTGGTGAAACATCACTTAATTTATCAAAATTTTCTTTTAATTCTGGAATAAGTTTTATCAATCTATAACATCTTCCAAAATCATCTGAATCATTTGGTAGACATAATCCGAATTTTTCAAATGTTTTTTGGAATGCGTATTTTCTGTCTGAAAGAATATATAACATAGATTTTGATGATAAACCAGTATCACCATTTGTTAACCATTGAATAACTCTTTCATTAATAGTTAACCCTTTTTTTAAATCCAATTTAAATTCTTCTGGATTAAAATTTTCAATAAATCCACTTTTTTCACCATTTTCCAATTCAGAATTCAAATCAGATTTTTCCCATATTTCAATAGTTTTTGAAACAATTTTGTATTCATTGAATAGTTTAATAATATAATTACAATGATTTATAATTCGTTCCTTTAACCCATCAATAATTGACTCATCTTTTTCTTTTATATATTCTAAATCACCTTTAATAAATGATAATGATTGCATTACTATTGATTTTAAATCAGAATTGTCATCATTAATTAAATTAATATAAGATAATAATACTTCACTATCATTATATAATTTATTTTTCATTTCATTTGTCAATATATCATTATTATCAATTGAGAAAGTGATAATATTCTTAATTTCTTTACATAAAGAAGTGATTGCGAATTGGATTGTTGATTTTTTCATGATATTATAAAATCCCCCGAAAATTTCGGGGGATTGTTAAGATTAATTAAAATAAGATTCGATGATTAATTTAATGTAGTTATTCAACCACATTTCATTTGTTACTTCAACAGTTTCGGTTAAATGTTTTTCTTTTCCATCTTTATTAACCGTTGATATTCCAGAATAACGATAAAATGAATGATGTGAAATTTTTAATATCTTTTCATTCTTTTCAAAAATAAAGTTATTATATGTTTCATCATTTTTGATTAGTTCTTTTAACATATTTCTTGTTGTTTAGTTTACATCACAAATGTAATAAAGAATAATTAATAAAACAAATTCTAAATATAAAAACTATTTACATCAGGATAATAATCATCAGGCATTAATGATAAATCAATTTCATAATAAACATTTCTATCAAAAAATTCATCACACAGAATTAGTTTCTCATTACCAAGAATTAAAGTTAATAAAGATATTTCACCATTCAAATAAGGTTCAATATCTTTTTCTTCAACTTTAAAAATTAACCATCTGTTAACTTTTGGTTCAAAATCAACATAAAGATAAAAATAATTTAAATTAACTTCATCAATATAATGTGATAATAATGCGCCATCATAATAAATTAAATGTTCTTTAAGTTTTAAATCATTTAATTTATTTTCAATAATATATTTATCAAAATTAATCATATTTTTATATTTCAATATAAAATCCCCCAAAAATTTCGGGGGATTTGCTTATTTATCTTCTTTAATTTGTTTTTCCAATGGATAATAATATTTTAAACAATCTTCACATTGAATTTTGCATTTTTTACCACCTTCAATCTGAATTTTACAATAATAAAATTTATTTTTCATTGATTACCCTAAATTTTAATTTTTTATCAAAGATATAAACATTTTTATTCATTTCATATTTTATTTCAATAAAATAATCATGTGGAATTAAATATGTTGTATCAAGATTAAAATAATTCGAATCATTGAAATTTAATTGCGTCCAGTCATGAACAATCACCTGAGTTTTCCCTTCTTCAACATATAAACGATAAAAAACATTCTCATTTTTAACTTTCTCTTTTAAATCATTATATAGGTCAACAAATACCACCCTTAAACCACCTTTCTTTACGTTCTCAGACATTAAAATACCATTAATGGATAAATTATATTGCCCAATGTTTTTCGTGTCAGAAATCGAAGATATTGATGGTTTTTGAGGTATAAACTTTTGTATTATATTATCAAATGAAATGTTGTTATATTTAATATTTTTCCATATATCAAAAAAGAATGTTTCACCATCACAATTTTCATTAATATTAACATCAACAGCATATACACCATTTTGGACTTGGTAAGCAGTTAGTCCTGATAAAATTATTTCAATATCTTGATTAAGAATATCAACAATTGGCAATTCATCTAAATTAATTGGTTCAGATTCATTTTCAAATTTGGTATATAAATACAATGTTTGTTGTTTATTAATATTGAATTTTTTTCTATTATCAATAATTAAATCATCAAATTCTGTTTCAAGATATGGTTCAAAATATGTTTGTGTATATTTCGTAAAAAATGCCACTGAATTTTTTGTTGTTTGGGGTAATGTTTCAAAATTAACACTAAATGCAATACCCAAACCATAATCAATAATATTATTATCAAGCACATCATTTACATAGTCTGTTAAATCAATATTAATATCTTCATTACCGTTATCAAAATGGATTGTTGTTATAATATCAGGACTTTGATATATGCCTTGAACATCCCATGTATTCAATGTTGTTTTATTGAACCAATTTGATGGTTTATAATTAACATTTATTTCATTATTAAAACCAACACCTTCATCCCAACTTTCATTTATTTTAAAAACAATTAAATCAAAACTTGTTGCTCTTTTATTTCCATTGGTTTTTATTGAGCCAAGTGTATCATCAAGAACTGTATTATAAAACTTTAATATATGTTTGGTATTTGATGTCAGTATATATTCTTTATTATTTAATTTTTCAATTAGTGGTTGAAAATCAATTTTGAATATATATCTACTAAAACCATCACCATAAAATAATTCAGTTGTTGGTGATTTTGCTTGATTCAATTTTGAATTTTTAATAATTGTGTTATTTTTTTCTAAATAACTTCTAAAGTAACTCATTTTAATTTATTCTTAAATTTTTATTAATTAAATCATCATTGATAATTCTCATCAATTCATTCAATTTATTTTTTGTTGTTAAATCACATAATGTTCCTTCAATACCAATATTGTGATTATGGTCTAAAAGAATTGAAACAATTAACCTAAGTAAATCAATTAAATTTTCACCTCTTACCATTGAATATGTTTTTGGTTTTATTTTCTTCAAATAATCATCTTGTGTTAATTCATAATTATCCAATGAATCGAAATCAATTGAATTAACTCTTGGGTTTGTTGATGATTGTGATAACATATAAAATTCATCAGTTATTAATGCACCCAATACATTATCATTATTTGAATCCTCAACCAAAACATCTTCAATAATTGTTGTTTCATCATTAATAACATCATTATTTTCCAATGAATATATAAGACCATTGGTTTTAATATCATTAACAATAACATTATTAAATATAATATCTTTATTTGAATTTTTCAATTTTCTTAAAGATAATTTTGGTCTAAAATAAACTGGATATATTGTTTCGTTTGATAATAAATCATTTATTGTATTTCTTATTTCAACATAAGCTTCAGTTATTCTATCATTGGTTGATAATACCACATCTAAATTATCTTTATTCACCATTGGAAATGATGAATTAATATCAATACTTTTAGTTGTTATTGAGTTATCAATATTTTTAAATATTGAAATTGTTACTTTGGAAGGATTTGTTAATGAATCAACATCATATTCAATTAATGTGTTGATAATTGAAATATTTTCATTTTTTTGTTTTCTTTCCTGTTGTTGTAAAGAATATGTTTTTGAGAATTTTTTAAGATATAACCCCCCGGATTTTTTGGATTTTATTGGATAATCACTTAAAACTTTAATTTGTTCTTTTGTTGCAGTTTCTTTTGATACCAATCTACCAGCCCATAACATAAAACCTGAATCAGTTAACACAACATTTGAGCCATATCTTCCATTTAATGAAATGTCAGATATTTTTGGTAATGAACCAATTGATTCCTTCTTAACAAAATCATAATTTGTCTTTGTGATATTCTTAATATTTGGCTTTTCTTTGGAAACAATACCAAAAGATGTATTTGTTGTTTGTTGTGAGAATGTTTGATGATTAAAATCAAATGATGTTGTATATGGCCCGGGAATATATAATTGATTATGTGATTCCTGTGTTGGGTCAAAACGAATAATCATAACGCTTTGATTTATTTCAGGAACAATGTTTATATGTGTTGGTAATAATGGTATAAACATAAATGGGTCATTTCTGTCCCATTCATTCCATGTTGTTTGAAAGTTTTCTTTAACTGAATTGAAATCAGAATATGTTGATACCCTAATTCTACCAATATTTTTCGGGTCATTATTATCAATTACACGACCAATTGTTATTATTTTTAATTCACCCATTTCTTAAAACATATTCTTTTTGTATTTTTTGATAATGTTCTTCCAATGTATCCAAATGTTTTGTTAAATCAATAATAAGATATTTTGTTTTTTCATATTCTTGATTTAAGATTGTTAAAGCATCAAGTAATTCTTTATTATTAAAATCACTTGGATTTGAATATATCTCTTTTATTTTTTCAATTTCATTCATAATTAAGTTAGTTTACCTACACCTTTTATTAATCCGGGAACAATTGTTGCTGTACCTCCACCCGGTGGAACTGGTAATTGACCATATTCCAATGCAATTTGAACAAAACTATTTTCATCAATTTCTTGCATGTGACCATCAATAATTGATGAAACAAAATTCATTACATTGTTTGGTTGACCGTACATTGGGCCTGTTTGAATACCATTTTTTTCCAATAATAAACCAATATTAACCAAAGCTCTATCTTGCGAATATCCCGGCAATGTTTGTGAAAATAACAATAAAAGCCCGGGGATTCTTTGCTTCATGCCAATACGCAAACTAGAAAATAATTTCACAATAATTGAATATAAAGCATTACAATTATCAAATTTTAAATTCAAAAGATTAATTTTAATTAAATTAATTAACGATTTAATTATCTTCAAATATCTGCTTTGTGATTTAACTAATATTTTACTAACCAAACTTATAATAATATTTACAATCTTAGGTTTAATTAATAACCAAAATTGTTGAATATATAACCAATAAGCATCTTTTAAT